TGGATCGGTCGCCATATAAGCATCCGATTCGAGGCGCTCGAAAAAACCGTCGAGTGGGAAGTCCTCGACAGCTACCCGATGGCCGACATCGAAGTGCCGGAGAACTTTGGCGCCCCTGTTCGCGTGGTGATTCCGCAGGCCGAGGTGAGTTGCGATGCCTGAGTCGCCAATGGCGAAAGCTGATTCGTTCAAGGAAGGCAAGGCGATCTTCGATGCGCAGCCTATGGCTGTCAAGCAGGGGCCCGTAAACACTGCGCTGAGTGTACGTGGGCAGATACTCGTTCCTGACGGCTGGCAACCCTGGCGCTGGGCCGTGGAGCTGAACCGCAAAGCGACGGCCTGCGAAGAGTTGCATCCCAAGTTGGCGGCGGAGTATCGGGAGCGGGCGAAAGCCATTCGAGACGCGCTTAAGCTGGGGCCCGGCGGCGTTGCTGCGGAGTAACTTGCCGATGGACAGCCCGGATCCAGACGACACCGAGCTGGATGGAGTCGAGGACATAACGGAGATCCTCGCTGAGCTCGAAGCCAAGCCCCCTTCGACTGGTTCCCTCAAGCACACCCTCCGCGCAATCGAGAGACGCGAGTACATCGCGGCACTCAAGCGCGCGAACGGCTCGCCCGGGGAAGCGGCGCGCCAGCTCGGCGTCACTGAGAGGACATTTCGCGACAAAATGGCGATTTTCGGCCTCCGTGCGGTCGATTGGCGCCAGGATCGCCCATAGAACCACTGGCGTCCTGTAACTTCTTGTCATTTCAGTACTTGCGTAAAACTGGGTACTATTGCCCAGTGCCACGTGGCTCACTGTTTCGTTCCAAATCTGCTACAACTCCTTGACCGCAAAGGAATTGTGTCGATTGGGTAATATCGCCCGGCCCCTGTCTTACTATGATAGTGGATGTGCTATCAATCGAGACCGATAGGGGGCTCCGAAGTGTAACGCGAGCCTGTAACCGGCCGCCGCAGCGTGAGCGATCCTTCGTTTGCGAGAACTGCGGGAAAACTGTACGTGTACAGGGCTCCTGTGTGACCCGCATTGCGTACGCCTGTCCTACCTGCGGCCGATTGGTGGGTCTGGATAACAACAACCGGCTCTCGGTCCTCCATCCCGGCGACGTGAGAATGGCGGTGGCGATCCATGCCTAGACTCGACCCCGAAATAGCCCAATTGTCCCGTTACATCGACCTAGAGACCCACGAGCAGTTTGGAAAAACGGCCATCGTCGACGACGCAGAACGGCGGCACGTCATTTCCGGCTTCATCAAGCGGCGACTCCAGCAAGCAGAGAAGCTCAAGGACACGCTTCCACAGCGCCGCCTTCGCAAAAGCGCTATAGCGGAGTGCCTCCAGGCCATAAAGAGGCGGGAAGACGACTGCTACTGCCCGAAAACGCTGATCCAGGGCGCGACCAAGGGGGTAAAGGGCTTGTGCACGCCATGTCAGCGGGCCCAGGAAGCACTGAGACTCTGGATTCGAGTCGAACAGCTCATCAACGAGCGGTTAGAGTTGCAGCGCAGTTACTTCACGGCAATTTGTACTGCGAATAAGGATGTCGCAAGCGTAGCGCCGTTGCCGGAAGCGCCTCCCTTGGAGCCCGGAACCGTCATAGCGGCACTCCAGGCCAGCAGGGAAATGGACGACACCGATAATGCCGGTCACGCAGCAAATAAATTTGGCTGAGCGCCTTCCTCAGTACAGGAAACCAAAGGCAGCGCTCCCAGCCCCCGACCCTGCCCCGAAGATCGCACAGGCCCTCGAGATTGCGCGGGATTTCGGCCGTTTCTGCGATGAATGTGTCTACATCCAGGACAAAAGGACGCGGCGCGCCGCTCGCTTCAAGCCTTACGACTGTCAACGTACATTGACGGACGCCCTCACGAGGGGGGATTGGATCGTCTGCCTGAAACCCCGGCAAATCGGAGCGACAACGCTTCTGGCCGTCTTTGTCGCCTGGAAGCTCGTCACTGAGCCCATGTTTCAGGTCTTGGTGCTTCAGCAAAACCGAGATTACGCCAAGAACTTTCTCCAGCGTGTGCGATTCATCCACCGACACCTGCCGACGTGGCTGCGCGTGAAGATTTTCAACGACAGCCGATACGAACTGTCTTTCAACCACGGGAAAAGCAAGGAATCCGAACTCCGCGTGCTTTCCGGGAAGGATGCCGCCGGCCGGTCGTTTACCGCTGACCTCGTCATCGTAGATGAGCACGCCTACGTGCCCAATGCGGCAGAGGCCCGCCAAGGTTGCGAGCCCACGCTGGAAATGACCGGTGGGCAAATGGTGTGCCTGAGTTCGAGCGCCGGTCCCCACGGGGACTTCTACACTGTGTGGAAGGGCGCCCCTGAGAACGGCTATACACCGATATTCTTCCCGTACGATGCGCATCCCGACCGGGACCAGACGTGGTACAACGAAACCAAAGAGCGGAAGAAGGCGGATCCGCTCTTTATGCCTCGTGAGTATCCGCGTACCCCGGAAGAGGCGTTCAAGCACGCCGAAGGTCGCTGTTTCCCAATGTTCGATCCGCTCCGGCACTCGCGGACCTTCGCGGATATCCGGCTCACCAAGGAAAGTGGGGAACTCTTCCGCGGAATCGACTTCGGAGCGGTGAATGCGTTTGCCTGTGTCTGGATCGCCCATTACCCCGGCGAGCCGGCAGGGTTCACCGTGGATCCGAGTTGCATGAATCTGATTCGTGAGTTTACCGCTTATCGGTTTGAGCGGAAATCGCGCACGGCCCTCGGCGGTGTGCCTGAACGGCCGGTCAAGCGCGACGATCACACTGTGGACGCGGTGCGCTACGCCTGTATGACCTACGGATTCTCAGGGCACGTCCACGTCTTTCGGGAACTCTACGTCGAGGACTCGGTTGGCAAGGGTCGTACGGACCTGCACGACCTGGTGGACATACACCAGATGTCCGGATGGGTCGAGGGTGAAGGCGAGGACGAGTGCCGGTGGAAGCCCGGCCCCGACGGCGAGGACTTCCAAGGCACGATCTGTGACCGGAACCAGATGAAGACGATCGAGCTGTTTTGTATGCACGATCTGCCCTGCGACTACTGGCGCAAGCCTCGCGGGGTGCCCATGCACGGGCAGATTCTCGATGGCATAGCCCGGCTCAACCTACTGATCGACGGGACCCGCGATTACAGCAAGCGGTACGACCCGGATCTCGACCTCGTGGAGTTCAGTGACCGGTCGTCCTTGCAACGGGCTGCGGTAGACGAACTCAGGAAGCCGCTGGCCCGCGAACTCTACGGCGAATCGCCGTCGAAGATTTACTCGTTGATTTTCACGTAGGAGATGCGCCAATGGGTCTGATAGCACCGAAGTTTGAACCTCAGCCGATCACGATCCTGGATGATGCCACGGTCCCCGATGGAGGGGTGAACACGTCGGTAATCAAGGTGGGGATGCCGTCAGACGAGGACAACCAACCGTTTGCCGGGGTGCTGGTGCAGTTTGCGATCACGTCGTCCGGTGGCGCCAGCGACAGCGGATGCGACATTCTGGTGTACCGGTCGTTTGACGGCACGGTCATTGACGACCAGGAGATCGAAACGATTGCGATCGCTGCCGGTGACATCGGTGCGGCGAACACGTGGGTCCAGACGGAGATATTCCCGGCGCTGCCGGCCGATTCCGGCGAATCGACGCTCGGGTACGCGGCCCGGTTCAACCTGTCGCGCAACGGCGGAGATCGGACGCTCAAGGGAACAGTGCTGATCCGGCGCTGGCGCTTTTTGTTTGGAGTCTAAGCTGTGCTGGGGGCGCCGGTATTCGAGAGCCAAATCCAGTTTCTTGGTGGCTCGACCCTTGTAGCGGCGCCTGGTATCGGTGCCGGCATTATCGAACTTGCGACGCCGGTATACAATCCGGCTCGGTTGCCCCTCAGGCAAGCTGGGCCGTTTGCTGGTGTACAAGTCACCTTTGAGCTGAAGCCAACGGGAGGAACCGTTGACACCGGTGCCGTGATCACTGTGTACCGGTCGTTCGATGGAAATGACGCAAGCGTAGACGATGCTCCCTTGCAACAGATTACAATCGCAGCGGCGGACATTGGGGAGTCCCCGGCCATCTGGTATCAGACGGTAATGTACCCTGCCGTTCCGGGAGATAGTGCGTTGCCTTCATGTGGACATGGATTGGGATTCAATATCGCTCACGACGGGGCAGGGGATCGCAATGTGCGGTTGAACACATGGTATCGCCGCTGGCGATGGAAAGCCGGGCTCTGAATGACCATCGCCGAGCAAGAGAAGCTGCACTGGGAGAAGGAGAGCGCACAGCAGTTGGCGTCGCAGATCAAGGGGCTCGTCTCAATGCTCAAGATGGAGCACACGAACGAAGCCACGCTTCGCTACGACGATCACTTTGAAATCGTGGTCAGGAGAAAGCAACATGCCTCTCAAGAAAAGCGGCAAGGGCTGCGTCGGCAAGAATATCCGCGAGCTGAGCGAGGCGAACGAGACGCGGACGAAGAAGCGGCCACGCAAGCAGATCGTTGCCATTGCGCTCGGTGCCTGCGGCAGGAGTCGCAAGAGTCATAAGAAGAAAGGTCGGAACTGAATGGCCCCTACCATGGACATCGTTACTGGGACATCGTTCCTCGGGGCTGTGTTGTTGATCGTCTCCTGGTTTCTCAAAGCTCTCAAAAGCCGTGACTGCACGTTGAGGGACATCGCCGAGCGATGCCACGCATTGCGACAGGATGCGACGGAAGCGATGAAGGAAAACTCGCGCATTTTGGGGCAAAACTCGGAGTTGTTACGCGAGAACATAACGCTGCTGCGCTCGATAAACGGCGTGCGGCGAACCTGACGGAAACGAGAAAATGGAACAGAACAGCAACAAGAAGCGCCGGGTGAGGAGAATAAAAGGGGTGATTGCTCGGCAAGACCTGCCGGTGCTGAACCCCCGCGACCTGATTGATCCGATAGCCGAGTGCATCCTGGACCTCGACCCCCACGCCGAGTTCATCCTGATGATTACCGACCCACGAGATCATCGGTGCATGAGCATTCGTACGGTGTTGCACGAGCCGACGAAGGGCACGTTTATGAGAACGCTGGCGGAGGGTCTGTGGCCTGCGGAGGAAGACGAACCTTCCGTTCGCAAGAAGAAAGTCCAGGCGATCGACACGCCCGAACAGATTGAGGAGAGCCACGAATGATACAGACGGAAAAGAACATGCCCGGCGCGCCAGCCCAAGACGTTGGAATACCGAACGGCGCTCAGGTCGAAGTGCGGATCGCCAAGGACGCGCCTCTGGGCGAGCGGATCGCGCAGGCCCGCACGGCTCTACAAAAGATCATCCTCCAAGCCAAATTCCAGGGCGGCCGGGTGCAGCCGGATGCCACGGCGTTCGTAGCCCTGTTCCTCTTCATGGAAGAGTTGCTGCAGCGAGTGGAAGCGATCGAAGGGAAGGGCAGCGAAGGGGGCATCGTTGAACCATGAACGCTGATTGGCTTATTCCCCAACTGCTCATACTTGCCGAACTCATGGTGGCGGTGCTCGTCGGCTACGGCTTCGGGCGCGGCGTGCGCAAAGAACTACACCAGGCCATCGTCGAACTACGTGAGGACCTGAAGGCCCGCGAAGAGCTACTTGGAACCCGCTCGAAACGTGAGGACAAAATGGTCAAGGCGTGCATGGAACGACTGGGGGTTGCCAGCGCTGACACCGCTGCACCTAACGATCGCATCGACCTGAGCCGCGAAGCCGTCGCCGTCAATATGGAGGAGGACCGCCGGCGGCGTGTGCGCGAGGGGAATGAACAGGACTGGGAGCAAGCGTTTGACACTCGGCGGGCAGACGCCCTTGCCGAGATCGACAGCTAAGGATTCTTTTTCTGGAGAATGTTATGGCAACAATAAAGGACTACAAAGGCAGCATGTACCATCATCGGAAGGCGCCGCGCAAGAGCAAGACGCAGGACGGCGTGACCACGATGCCCGACGGTGGCGACATGATCACTGACGGTCAATGTGGCGGCTACTCCGGCGGGCAACCGTCGAACAGCAAAGCCAACACCAAGACCAAGGGCGTAAAGGCCAAGAACGTACCCAAGGGCAGCCACCACACCTACTAACGACCGGCGATCCGTAACACACAATGGCGATTCTCGAACCATCCCGGACGGGGCGGCAGTCCGTAGCTGTAGGCGGAGCCAGTCATCGTATCAACTGGCGGAATCCCTCGGAGCGTGACATTTTGGGGTTCATCCGCTCCCAGGTCGTTCGGCACGACCAATATCACCACCGTTGGGTGAAGCGGGCTTCATTGCAGCTCGCTTGGGCGGCGGGCGACCAGTTGAAGCGCTGGGACAACATGCGGCGCGACCTGGCTGACTCCTACGATGTCCAGGCGGGCCGCATCGCCTTGTTCGTGAATCGGCTCAAACCGGCGATTCTCAATTGGGTCAGTCTAGTCACCGCTCGCCCCGTGTCGTTTCGTGTCAGCCCGGCGACTGCGGATGACGTGGACATTGCGTCGGCGCGCGTACAGGACAAGCTGGCCCGCTACTACTGGAAAAAGCTCGTTGGCGATAAATTGTTCGTCGACTCGCTCTGGCTGATGTTCTGCACGGGGTGTGCGTTCTTCAAGTCGACCTGGGATCCCCTGCTCGGCGACGAGTTCAAAGTCGGGCCGACTGACGTGTTCGAGTCTGACGAAATTGAGACAGCCCAACTCTACGGCGGTAACGGAACAAGCACCCGCCAGCGGTTCTCCAACATGATCGGTTCGCTTCTCGGCATAGAGCCGGGCGAAGTGGCCCTTGACAATGAAGACCGCTTCGAGGTCCACGACGGAGACCTCGATTGCACCCTGCTCACCGGCTTCGACATCATCCCGCCGCAACACGCCCATTCGATTGAAAAGGCCCCGTGGCTGATGTCGCGCCAGTATCGGCACATGGAGGAAATCAGGGAGCGCTACGGGAAAAAGGCTGACACGATCAACCCCAGTAGCGGCACGGACCACATCGGCTCTCTGGATCAGGGTATCGAAACGCTTGGAGGCTACGGCACAGGCGGCGACTTGGGTGTGGCGGTCGGTAGCCCGGATCACGTTCGAGTCTACGAACTCTGGAGACCGGTGAGCCGGGCGTGCCCCAAGGGATTCCACGCCGTCGTAGCCCAGAACATCATACTCAAGAAGGGTCGTAACCCTTACGACCACGGCGAGATACCGATCGTGATGATTCGGGAGCTGCCGAGCCCGCGCAGCTTCTGGCCGCCCTCCACGGTTCAAGACCTTATGCCGCTTCAGGTGGAGATCAACGTGGCCCGCTCGCAGGTTGCCGAGCACAAGGCCGCCACGGTCGAGCCGCGAATCCTCGTCGAGAAAGGGCACGGGCTGCACAAGAAAGCCTTTACGGCTCCCCATGAGCTTGTGGAAGTGAATCCTACGTGGGTCAGTCTAAACAAAATCAAGCCGTGGGTTCCCGAGCCCCTACCGGCATATATGCCTTATTGGGAGCAGAGTCTTCGTAGTGATTTCGAGGACGTGTCGCGAAACCATGCCCCGAGTTACGGGAAGCAAAAAGGAAACGTGCGCAGCGGTCGTCACGCCGTTGCCCTCCAAGAAGCCGACGCAAGGTTGAACGCGCCGATGATGCGTATGCTCCGGGATGACCTGGGGCACGTCTGCCGCCAATGGATGAAGATCCTTCGGCAGTTCACAGACGAGCAGCGAACGATCACGATCATCGGAGAAAACAGCGAGCCGGAAGTGTTGCGCTGGTCCGGTCAAGATTTGCCGGCGGCGGAGTTCAACGTCGAATGCGACTTGGGCAATGCCCTCGACAGGCAAACGACCATTGAACTTATCGACATGCTCACAGCGCGGGGTTGGCTGAGTGTCCAAACTCCGGGGGACCGGGAGACGGTGTTTCGGTGGCTTGGGCAGGGCGTTACCCAAGAGGTCGACGAATCCCAACAGGATCGCTCGAACGCTTCGCTCGAAAATCAGGAGATGTTGGAAGGCGCGTTGCCTCCGGTATCCGACGGCGATGACGACACGGTCCACTTGACGGAGCACACCAAGGCCCAAAAGGGCGCCGCTTACCGACGCAAGCTACGCTTCGATCCTGGACTCGAAAGGGTTTTCCTTACCCATAAGCGGAATCACGAGGAAAGACGAATCCGAAAAACAGTGCGCCAGCGAGTGCAGGCAATGGTGCTCATCCGCGACCTGAGCGCCGAAGCGGGTCTGCCGTCGCCGATGGAAGCCGGTCAGGGGTCCCCTGGACAGCAAGGGGGAGGGCAACGCCCGACGCCTCAGAAACCAGGAGGTCCCAGTGGCGCTCCCGCCGAAATGGGTCGCCGAGCTAGCAGCCGGCCACCACCGCAAGGTTTCACCCGCCAACGTAGCGGGCTTTTCGTTCCCAAATAGAAGGAGAATGCTCATGCCGGATACGGCGACAGAAGAGAAAAAGACGGACAGTGAAGCGCCGAAGGCTGAACTGGCGCCCAGTGAAGCTCAGCCAAAGCCCGAGGAGCAGAAGAAGGAGAAGGCGGACGTTGCGGACACTGCGGACGCTGCGGCCAACCGAATCCTCCAGTCTGAAGGCGGCGGGGAAGCCGTGCCGACGGCGAAAACTGCGGACGTAGCGGAGCCCGATGCGGTTGATGACGGTTGGAAGACGCTACAGGACGCCGCGAAGCGCAATGGTATTACGCCGGAGCAGATGGTCCGGTACGCATCGGCTGGGTATCAGGTCGAACAGGCGACCCAGAAACCGGAGCCGAAAGCCAAGGCTGCTGCGCCGGAGCCAGAGGTGGACGACGATGAGGTGGCACCGCTCTCCAGAAAAGAGTTTCAGACTCAGATGGCGGAAATGAAACAGCAAACCGCCATTGCGATCGCGGGTGCAAAGAACGACAGCAAGCTCGAAGCTCTACTGAACACCCAGCCGCTCACCCGCGACGAGCCGGAAGCGCGGGCGACAGTCGCCAGAAGCACGTACGAGCTGATGGCCGCCGGCGCGAACATGGAGACGGCTTTCGGTGAAGCATCCCGTCGTCACGCGAACTACATCGCCCGCGTAACCAAGCGCAGCACCACGAAGAAGATCGCAGCGCAGGCCGCACTGGGAGAAGGCGGGGTCGGGACATCGGCGCCGATTGACCCGCCGACGTTCAAACCGGACGCCGACAACATTCGGAGCGGGGCAACACTGAAGCGGGCGCTCGCATACAGTAACGAGCTTCACGGCTCAGGTAATTAACCGAGGACACAAACTGGAAACAAAGTAGCGCCGACGGCAAGGGACCGGTCAGTCACACTTCGCCGCCGACGCCAGGAGACTCTTGAATGGCAATCGGTACAGCAACACGAGACACATACACCAATGTGCTGCGGCACGTTTATACCCCGGACCTGTGGGAACTGCAAAACCGCGACCGGATTCTGCTTCAACTCATCGGCCGTAAATCGGACACGTACGCCGAGGGCAAGCAGATCAATGTCCGGCTGCACACCGCAGGCGCCGGGGCCGTGGGGTATTCATCGTCCGGAACGCTGCCTACTTCCGGGACGCAAATCTACAAGGAGGGGTACACCAACTACAGGCGGCTCTATGGAACCTTTAAGATCGACGGCGCCCTGCTGAAGAGCGCCCGCGCACCGACCGCGGCTGAATTGGATGCTCTGTTGTCTGAGGCCAAGGGGTGCGTCGAGGACATTGCCGATGCACTGGCCTACGACCTTCACCAGGACGGCACGGGCCGACTTGGTGGCGTGCTGGCTTATCCGGATGGTGCTAAGTCTACCAGTGCGTTTGCTATTCCCAAAAAGAACAACGGCATCAAGCGCAACATGATCATCGACGTGACCACGGTGGCCGGGGCTGTTACCGAAGGGAAAGCCGGTCTGTTGGTCACAAGCGTTGTGACCGACGGCACCGATCCGACGCTTGACAAGGTTACCCTGCATGCTGATGGCGGGATACTCGGTGGTACGGGGGACGTTACTGCTGCGGCGTACTACGCCTATCGTCAGGGTAGCCGCAACGATGCCGTATACGGTCTGCTGGGCATCGTGAATGATGTAAGTCCGGAGTCCTACCACACGGGCGCCGGACATATTCTCAACATCAACCGGGGGACTGCCGGCAACGAGTTCTGGAAAGCGCAGGTTCTCGGCAACGGTGGTACGGAGCGTGAGATCACGCTCGACTTGCTTCAGGAGTTGCGCGACGCGATCGAAACGAACTCGCCAGGCACGCCCAAGTTGGGCATTTGTTCTCACGCCCTCTGGCGCAAGATCGCCCAAATCCTCGTACCGGACAAGCGGTATGGCGGTGATCTTATGAAGCTCAATGGCTGGTGCCAGGCGGTTGACTTTGCTGGTATGCCGATCGTGCGTGACAAGTGGGCGCGACGGAACAGTCTGTTCATGCTGGACCTGGATACGTGGTCCATCTACCAGGACTCCGAGGGTGGGTTCATTGACGAGGATGGCCAGATTCTTCACCGTGTAAGCGGCTTCGATCAGTTCGAGGCGGCGTGGCGTCGATTCTTGCAGCCGGTCTGTCACGACCCGGCTTCCAATGGCGTGCTCGAAGACCTGAGCGAGTAGCGTTTCCCAGTATCCCGCTGATGGGCGGGGGTCAACTATTTTAGAAGGAGTAACGCAGAATGATTCGCGATAGAAACATCGAATGGGCGCGCCAGCGCATGTACATCCCGCTTGAGACCTTTCAGGGCTGGAGTGATGCACACGTGGGCCTGGGTGCCGGAGCGCCTGCTCAGGGCGAATTGAGCACCTTCGGTTACTACGGGATGATAATCGCAGCAGCCAACGACGCCATCACGCACGTCATAGAGTTTCCGTCCTGTTGGGACATCACCAAAGAGATTGGCGTTCGTGTCCGGTGGATGGTTGAAGGAACGGTGGCGCTCGACGATGCCGTCGTATTCCAGATCCTTTACGACCAAATCGACAATGGTGAGGTGTCGATTGAGCCGGCCACGGCGTTGGGCACCGTCATTACCACCCAGAGTCCGGCCGTGACGACAACATTGGCCATGTATCGCTCGCCGCGCGGCATCATCGCCGCAAACACCTTTGACGAAAACGCGATCGATGGCATGTTGGTGTTCAAAATCGTTACACCGACGCTCACCCAGTTTGAAGTGACCGAGGTTCACATTCTGGGCGTGTCGTTTGACTACTACCCCCGTATGACGGTCGGAGGTTACGTCGCACTGGAAACGGATCGTCAGTAGCCCGGGAGCCGCACTGTGACACTTGATGAGATTCGCGCCAGCGTGCTGGCCGATCTCGGCGATCCAGACGGGGATATATGGACCAACGAAAACGGCAACCCGCGACTTGATCGCCTGATCGACCGGGCCTACGACAAGCTGATTAACGCGGCTATCGCCGTGGACGGGCAGTTTCTCCAGACATCGCAGGACTACGACAACGGGAACGGCGGCTATGAGGGTGCCGATGCTGTTGTATCGCTTGCCCTTCCTGACGACTTTCGAGGGCCAGCGGTCCTGGAACGTACCGATGTGTCTCCACCTCGCCCCGTCCAGATAGTCCCGCGATTCTTCTTCAATCTGTATCGCGGCATCGACGACGGCGAGGTCGCTTACATTACGCACGAGAGCGATCACACCGCTGGCGTCCAGAAGACCAGCGGTACGATAACCGTCTACCTCCCTGTCACGGACCCCGTAACTGATTTCACGTATACGCTGGTCTACAACAGGCGACCCGCAAGTCTGATCGACGCGGACAGCATTGCCACCGCGATCGAGTTGCCTGCCGAGTTCCATTACCTGATCGGCTTCGGGGCCGTAATCATCGGGCTGCTTCAAGAGAACAGTGATGCTAGCGCCTTCAAGGCCCTCTACGACGAGGGTATGCGGGAGCTGGTGGTGACGTTCAACCGAAGTGCCGGGCGGGCCGTAATGGCTGGATAGGGTGGCGACGGATGGACCTAAAAACGCTTCGACTTTTAGTCCTCGAGAACGCTGGGCCACGGGGCGGCATGGCGCCGCAACGGCTTGACCGGCTGATAAACCGGGCCGTCGAACACGTCACCAACATCGTTGAACAGGCCGCCGACCTCTACAATATGACGGCCACCCCGATCACGACAAGTGTGTCCTCGGGCACGGAGGTCTACTATCTAAATGCCACTAGCGCATCGGGACCTCCTACGACGTTTATTCGCAAGATTCTATTTGCGGAGCGGACGGACCAGAATTGGGGTGGACGGCCAATTACCTGCGCAGTGGTGGACTTCCGTGACCGCAACAGATACGGAACCGGTACGTACTGGCCGGATCGTGTCGGGGGGTTCGTCAGGCCGATCATCTACTTCGTTCGCAACTCGGCCGGCGTCTGGCACATGGGCTTCGTCTACGACCCCCCGTCCTCAATGACCATCGACGTGTACTACAGTGCTCAGATCACCCTACTGAGCGACGATGATGATGTTCCCAGAGAGATTCCCGAACAACACCACGAGATCATCGCAGTGCGGGCTACCAAGATGGTGCTTGATCAAGTCGCAGCCGATTCGCGTGTCTGGGATCGGAACTACGCTGAGCTGGTTCAGATGATGAACCTGGACCTCGCGAGTTGGAACCGCACCGGACCGTGGGTTCGTGACGTTGGAGCGATGCGTGCCTAGAACTCTTGAAAACGTATTGCGGGTGATGGGGCCGTTTCTCGGCGTCAATGAAGGTGTGACCGGCGACATTCAGCCGCCGCAGTACGCCGAGACGATGAAGAACATCGTGCTCAATCGCGGGCAGATTGAGGCCCGGCCGGGTCTGCGAAACGTCTTGACAATTGAGGATGCGGCGTTGGTGCCGTGGATCGAAGCGATTGCGCCTCTTCCGTCTGCTTACCTTGACTTGGACGATGCGAGCCAGAAATCCGTCAGTCGCCTGTTGATAGTAGCAAGTCTACAAGGGGGACTGCAGCACGGGTCCTCCCTGCGGATCACCAAACTAGAGTCGTCTGATCCCGTAACGGATGAGGAGGTCGGCAAGCTCCCGCCTATTGCGCGCGGGACACGTGGCGACATTGTGCATCTCGGGCGCAAAACATTCTTCGGTTTTTCCGAGTTCGTTCGACGTCCCAATGTTGTGTTGTGGGATACGGCATATCCTCTTTCAGCTACGATAGCTGGCGGGGGCAATGAGCTTTACCATTGCGGGATTGACCTTCCAGGCTTGGCTCGTGTTACAGTAAGAGACTCGGCGGGAGGCGATGAGGATGCGCTGGTTTTCCCGCCGGGGCAGTACGGCTTCGCCTTCAGCTTTTACGATAGCCTATACAAGACGGAATCCAATGTTAACTGGGTATTGCGTGATCTGCCGCTTGATCTGTCACCTACGTACACTATAGGTCCAGGCCAAATAGTTGAACTGGAAATTAGTTACGGCGGCCGCACGGACGCTGAACGCAACCGCATAGATACACTGCGTGTCTACCTTAGAATCACCCTGATGGACGACGAAGACCCGGAGGTGGTTGGAGGTGAGGTCGCCTTTCGGTTGGCGATGGAGATACCGTTCACCCCTAACGCCCAGCCACCTTACACTAACAACTACATTCTTGACGGTCGAGAAGTAAAAATCCCTCCATTGGTGACAGGCACCGATGAGATTCTAAGTGCCCGGGGATTTGGCCCATACGCTCCAACCCGGAATGGTCTGCCACCGAAATCAAACGCGATCGTAGTCTTCGACAACAAAGTCTGTTATGCATCCATCGACCCGGATACCTATGGTGCTCTGTTCTATTCTGCGGACTTCAACGGCGAGCACGTAGCTGGTGACGCCCTTATCACATTCGACGATGAAGGTAGTGAACCTATCACCGGCTTGGCGGTATACCAGGGTCGACTTCTGGTCTTCAAGGAAACCGCGATCTATGTGATTGCCGGGACGCTGACTCAGCACACCAACGACACGGTAGCCCTTGGTCAAGCTGCGCCGCAACCGCTGTTCTCGAAATATCGAGTCCAGGCCGACACGGGTTGTTTCAACAAAGGTGGGAGCCTGGCGCTCAAGGAGTGCGACGGCATCTTGTACTACAACGCGCTGGACGGCATCTATGGATTCGACGGCTTGCGGGCCAGGAAGGTCTCCGATCCGATCAAGGCGACGCACGCCCTTGTGCCGGAAGCTTCGCGAGACAAGTGCAGCATGGCTAACGACCGTCGGACCGGGCTGCTTTGGATCCAATACGCCCAGGTAGACGACAAGGTCTTTTGCTTCGACTACCGCCAGGGCGTGGGCGATCCCGCCGTCGGCAACTGGACGATCCATCAGTTCCCATCCGCAGTGAACCTGATTGCCGACGTGCCTGCTGCGCTATGTCCAGTGCTCAGTGCCGATCCGCTGATACTTGCCGGGACGGGCGAGGCGTCGGCTCGGCTCCTTGAGATGCTGGCAGCGGAGCGTGGTAAGGATCACACGCTTGCCGGAGACGAGGAATACATCGCGTGGGAATATGAAACGCCGTGGATGTCGCTCGGCTTACTGGATCGCCCGAAGCGCGTTCACACCGTTACGTTGTTTTACGGGCCGGGTGCGAGCGAGACGTTCTACTTGGCCATCGAAGTGGAACAGGAGCGCGGCCGAACCATCAAGACGCTGGTGTTTCAGGATGATTACCGGGTACGCCGAGGGGTGCGCTTCCCTGGTGCGACCGCGAGCGGGAAGCCCTACGGGAAGTTCGCAATCAACAAGCGAGGAACGCGGATCAAGCTCGCTTTCTCTGCGGACCTTACGCGAAAGTGCATCGGGCCTTTCACTGGATTTGCAATTGACGCCGAACCCGTTGGTCGGCGCTAAAACCCTACTGGAGAATCGAAATGCGTTTGCACTACTACGTTGCAACGACACACACGCCCGCAAGGGCTGATCCTCAGACCCTCGTTCAAATTGCTGCCGCGTCGGATCATCGTGCGGTGGTTCTCGGTATGGAAGTTGGGTTCCAAGGCGACAGCCCGGCAACTGTGGGGTTCACGCTACAGTGGCTTGTGCAGACCAATGCCGGAGCGAATGGAACTGCGATCACTCCGCAGAAGAAGGATCGTGGATACGATGAAGCGATCCAGGCTAGTTTCCTTGAATACCAAACGGATGCAACGCCAGCAACGGAGCCGACTGCCGGAGCTGTACTGGCGTCTGTCTCATTGCACCGTCAAGCGAACATGCCTTGGACGCTGCCGTTTCCGATAATCGTATTGGGCGGCGAACGTGTCGGCCTGCGCCTTCTGGGGCACACGGGTTCCAACACCATCCCTGTGACCGTCACGCTTTACATGGAGGAGTAACCCGATGCGATACTACGCCTACAACCTGCATACGCCGGATGCGAACCCACGCACGCTCTTTCAAGTGCTGGCCCCCGCGAATCAGCGTATCACGATATACGGTGGCGACTTCGGCCTCGGCGGCGCCGACCCCTCGACTGCGCCAGTGCTCTTTGATTGGCTCTTGCAGACAACGGCGGGCACTGCGTCGGCACTGACTCCCCAGTATCAAGATCGGGGAATCGCTGAAACCAAGCTCGCCACGCTCCAAAAGGATTTCACCGCAGAGCCGACTGCCAGCAGCATCCTCATCTATTTCACGATTCACCAACAGGGCACGTATCTCTGGCGACCCGCGTTCCCGATCGTCGTTGGCGGTGGTGAGCGAGTCGGGCTCCGATACAGAAGTGCCACCTTCGTTGCCGTAACCTTCACTCTCTTCATCGAGGAGTAATAATGAAATACTACGTCTTCAACACACTCACGCCGAACGACAACCCGAGAACGCTGTTCCAGGTGCTATCGCCGACGAACCATCGCGTGCAGATCATCGGCGCCGAGATCGGCCTTCAGGGAAGTACCCCGGCAAGCCCGGCCGTGCTGTTTGATTGGTGTATCCAGAATACGGCGGGGACGAGCAGCGCGGCGACCCCCCAATACCAGGACCGCGGGATCGACGAGACCAAGCTGGCTACGCTGGCAAAGGACTTCACGACAGAACCGACGTTCGTTGCCACGCTGATCGCGTTCCCGATTCATCAGCAAGGCACTTACCCGTGGCGACCGCCGTTCCGCATCATCGTGAAGGGTGCCGAGCGGGTCGCCCTGCGCTACAGGAGCGGCAACTTCGTGCCGGTTACGTTCACGGTGTACATCGAGGAATAGCGGTGTCGATCAGCGTTACTGTTGCGCCCGCAACGATGCCATGGGTTGGAACGGTCACTCCGTGGCTGTTCACTACCCAGAAGGTCTCGACGATTATGGCCACCGTGCGTCCCGAATGGGTCAGGGAAGTGCCCGTCGTCTTGTCGCCGGTCATCCTGCCGTCCATCGGCCCGCCGCGCACTATAGATAAGCCGAACGCCTTGGCCGCTAATCCCTTTATGGTCATTGGGGTGATGTAGGGCGATGCCGACAGTAGCTCCACCGTTTCCAGTTGCCAAGAGTCCCTATGTCGATCTTGAGATTCGGGAACTCTACCGCCGGATTGGAACGATCGAACAGATACTTCGCACAAGTGCGCCGTCATCGGCACCCGGTCCGGCCAGCGCCCGGATTGCATCCGTCAGGGCTGTGTATTGCTCATTTATTTCGGTCAGATTTGACGAGGGGTGGGTCTATGCGCATCCCAAGTTACGCCGAGGCCCGGCACGGTACGTATTGGTGCTGTTCCCTGCATCATTGCTGCTACGTGTCACGGCGTACATTAGTGAAGTGTTCGCGAGAGCGGCTGGCGATCCTGCAAACCCGTTTGGTCGTTTGATGTTTGCCGACATTCTGCCGGGAGAGGATCCGCCACCAGACTATGCGGATTACTGGGGAAATATCGCCAAGGAAAACATGGCTGCTCAGTACGTCGGTGCGCCGCTGCCGATCGACACGAGAGTCCGTTTCCCCTCCGACGTTATTCGGTATTGGTACAACGTGGAGCGGAATCAGCCAACCGGCCGTAAGTCTTTAAGAAGAAATGTCCCCGACCTTCCTACGCTACCAGTTTGCGTGGGTTTTGTCTTTGCTGAGCCGGCAGCCGGGCAGGCCCAAGTGGCCAATGGTCTAGAATGGTCTGAGGAAGCACGCGGCGAAGTAACAGTCGTACCCGTCTGGTGTGACGCCCTTGAAGGGAACCGCATTACGCCTGACACTCCTGTCGGGGAGAGGCCGCTTATTGCGGTCAAGCCTGTGAAGGTTGGTCCGCGATAATGGCTGCTACAGCGCCAACATTCCCGGCAACCGGTTCTCCGCACCTGGATATCCAACTGCGCCAGCTTTACGGCCGAATAGTGACTGCGGAGCGTGCCATCGGCATCGGTGAAGGGACGCCAAGTGTGCCTCCAGTTACCGATGTGCTTCTTCAGCTCGTTGAAGCCACGCCCGTGAAGCTACTGCAGGGGTTTGTTCGCTTTGACGAAGGGTGGGCCGTCTCCGGAGGTCTCCAGATGCGAAGCGGCCCAGTCCTCTTGGGCAATCCGGTCCCCCCGTTTGTCGTGCTGGATGTCACCGTCAACGTGGACGTGGTGTTCAATTATGATCTGGAGTTCGCTATCCACTTTGGTGTCGGCACATCTGCGGATACGGAGGTCAACCAGAGATGGTACTACGCGGGGAGTAGTCGCGATGCGTCCGCCCTTCCTTGGCTTGGAAGCGAATTGCTCCTCAACCATCCTACCGGACAGATTCCTGAACGGTATGCGAATATTGGCGTAGTCCAGACCAATGTGCGGCCCATTGTTGCTGGGTTCTTTCGTGCCGGGCCAGCGCCATTTTCTGAGTGGCCTGCGGATATGAAGGGGCAACTACAGGTATTGATTGTTTATGCGGATGCCGACACGACAGGGCAATCGGTTCCCCTGTCGGACCTTGCTAACCATACACTTTTGAGCCCGAAGCCCTTGAAATGAGATACACGAGCATCGGCACTTTACCTGGGCCGCTGATTGTCGGCGAAGGGCGCATTGGGTACGACCATATTGCGCCTACCGGGTTTTCCCGCGAGTGGCTTAATCAGCGCCTCGCGGAAGAGCCTGACGCCGCAGTATTGCTCGTGTCCAGTGTTGAAAAGCAGGTAGCCATTGAACCGGATCGACTGCTGTACACGTTGGACAACGAAGCCGAGGCGGCTACCGGATCGCTCGAACGGATCACCGGTGCCGTGGACGGGCAGATTGTCATTGTCCGTGCGTCGGACGGCGACCGCGTTGTTATGCTGGTTGACGGAGGCGAGGTCGTCGAGGACGAACTGTCCGGTCAATTCGTTGTGCCCGGCGGCGACGTCACCCTGCGTGATGGCGACATGGTGGTGCTCGAATATAACGCGGCCGTTGGCCGGTGGATCGGAAACTCGGTGTTTCGATCCGCAGAGGTGTCCGTTGCCGAACCGGATAGCCCTGTCGCCGAGATTCCGGCGCACCTACCGGCGATCCACGCAACACTCCATGAAGCTGGAGGCGCTGATGTTGTTGTCCATGACAATCTCAGCGGGGCCGGTACGAACACCCACGCCCAACTGGACGATCTCGCCAAGTTCCTCCGGGATATCTTTCTGGAGAGCTTCGACGCCCTGGTGATAGAAGACGGCGGCGCCGTCAAAATGACGCTGGAGCAGGCGGGCGGCGGCGACCTGACGATGGTGTTCTCCGACGGCTATACCGTTCTCGACTGCACGCCGATCATCAGCATTCCCTTAACGCAAGGCGTTGACGCACAGCACCCGAAGAGGAACTATGTCTACATTCTGCAGACTGCGAAAACCCTGGCAGTCAGTGACAGCGGCTGGCCTGCCGCCGAACACATCAAGGTCGGATTTTTCTACATTCAGACCGCTGTGGAAGTGGCGGCGAGAGGCGCCCTGGTTAATCAGAACATAAACGACCACGCCGCATCGACGTCTGGAGCCGGGGTCGGGCAAGGGCATTTAACACACATAGCCGAACGGTTGCGTCGGGGGGGAGCGATCTGGCTCGATGGCTGCGAGGGTGTTGCAACGCAGGACGGCAACGACCTATGGGTGTCCATCGCTGTCGGTCTCGTTTCCCAGGCGCACCCGCACACGTTTGCGGCCCTCGACTCGGATACGGCCGGCGCGGGCGATGTGATCCTTGTACTCAACGATCCTGACGGCGCCTATCGCATTATCAACAGTCTCAACGCAATCACGAAGTTGTCGGACGGGACGGATATCGGCAACAACAAGTACATCAAGCTCGACCTGTGGGCCGTGTCGAATAAGTCCGGCACGTACTCGCCGATGATGCTCGATACGCCGAGCGGACAGTACAACACTGCATCGGACGCCGAGATTGACGTAGAAGGCCACGCCGACTTCAGTATCCCCGTTGAGTTCGCCCTGGAATCCACGACGGGTTTCCTGGTGGCATCATTCGTCTGCAAGCACACCGCCACCGCGATGGAGATTGTAACTACCATCGACCAGCGAGGTCGGACTCCGGCGACGGCCGGCGGCGCGGGGACCGGCGGCGGCGACGTGACTGCGGCGACGGTGATTGTGGACAATGCTATCACAGTGGGTGATGGTGGCGCGAAGGGAATTCAAGGCCGCACTGCGTCGATTGCCGACAACGGCGTTATGTCCGTTCCGGGAATCGGCGACGGCGGATTAACGAACTACGACCTCAAGGTGGGCAACCCCTCTGACTACGGGATGATCCAGTTCGGCAACGCCCTCCTCGGCCGCACGTCGTTCAACGTCGGTGCCATAGACCTCGACGGCACCGTGCTCATAAGGAACATCGGCGGCCCCGTGACCAGCGAGATCGAATTCATGTTCGCCGAATCGGTCGGCGCCACTTGTCGATTCGCCCTTCCGAAATCAGCCGTCGGCAATGCCACGTACAACCCACGGTCCATGCTTCTCGCAGGTCCCGCGCCTGCCGACACCGACTTCGTCAAGGTCTCTTATTGGCAGACGCAGGGTATCTTCCACAACCTTGCCTGTGACACGGCGGCAAGCGGTTCCGACCTTGGCGTTCAGAATGACCTGGAGGTCGAGGGGATTATATACGCCGACAACATCAAGGAGTCCACTCCCGGAGCGAACATCACGCTCGGCAACGATCTCGCCATGGCCGGGAATGACATTCTCTATGTGGATGTGATACGCGACATTCTGGGCAACGAGCAGCTCGCGTTTGGATTTGCCGTCGCTGCGGTCAACTACATCACGGTTTTCAATTCCCAAACGGGTCTGCCACCGTCACTTGTTGCACAGGGGGATAATGCTGACATTGATTTGGCCCTTATTTCTAAAGGGACGGGGAAGGTTAAGAGCCTCGATGACTTTGACGTAACCGGCGACATCACGCTGACGGGCACGGTTGACGGGCGGGATATAGTGACTGACGGCGCAAAGCTCGACGGCATTGAGGCTATGGCCAACGTGACCGACGCCGCGAACGTAGCCGCTGCCGGTGCGATCATGGACGGTGACATCACCGGCGACGGACTGATGATCCGTACGGGTGCAGGCAACTACACGAACCGTTCGATCGCGGTGGCCAACGCCAAGCTCACGGTGTCCAACGCGGACGGCGCCGCTGGCAATCCGACGCTGGGCTTCGGCTCGGTGGCGCTGGCGGACCTGAGTGACGGCGGGACCATAGTAACTGCCGACGCCAACCTAACCGACGACGCCCTTGTTCGCGGCAAGGGTGGCGCGTTGGGCGCGCAGACTAGCCCAGTATCCCTCACTGACGCTGGCGTGATGGGCGGCATAACGCAACTGAACGTAGACAACCTGCGGCTGGACGGGAACACGATCTCGGGCACTGCTGGCGCAGGTTTAATATTAATACCGCCAACTACCTGGGGTTTTCTGAACTATGTTACCGGAACAGCGGCAGCCGACATAGCCGCGTGGTCTATTTACAACTACGGCTGGAATGCCTCGATGGTTGACACAACTACGTCGCTGACCTTTCTCCAGGCGTACGGGGCAGGTGGAATTGGCGTTGCACCAACAGCTATATCCGGTGCTCTTCGTATAGGCACCGAAACAAACTGGGCTGGTGGTATCGGCACCCGCGATTCCTACATGGCGTTCTACACGACATTGGATGGCATTCCCGCCGAGAAAACGCGGATCACGTCTGGTGGGCAAGTGGGTATCAATTGTGATCCGGTGACACTTCCCGGTGCGACCGGAAACGAATTTCTGTACATACATCGTGAAGGCTCTTCCGTTAATATGACCCTACAGGTGGCATCAAGTGGTAGTCCTGGGGGTCATCGGCCGCTATTTAGTTTTAGACGTTCTCGCGGAACAGCCGCAGCGCGAGTCAAGGTCGAGGATAACGATGCTCTCGCCAGTTTTATCTCTTCAGGCTACGACGGCGCTGCGTGGGGAAGTAACGCAGAGATATCTTTCAGAGTCGATGGCGCTACAAGTTCTGGCGTTGTCCCTACTGGTATCCAGTTTCGCACCGGCACAACTGGCCGCACTACCCGCTTGACGGTCCAGAGCGACGGCGACATTCTCGTAGACGGCGGCACGTCGGTGTTCGTGCGGGACTCGGCGTTGGGGTTCAACTCATCCGTTGACGGCCAACTGGATTTGTTCGCAGATGGCGAAGTCGAGATCACGACAGCTCTGATAGACTTGAACGCGGCGAGCATCTTCGCGGCATCGCTGATTTCCGGGACAGACCAAGCGGATGCCGGAGCGGCCGCTGGCGAGCTTTACGTGGATACGAATGACGATAACACCGTCAAGCGGGGAGTCTGAATGCCAAGTTACGAAATATCGGGAACGGCTGAGAAGTTCGCACAGGTCATCGCTGCGCTTGAGGACATACGTGAGGATCTTGTAGGTGAGGGTGGAACGGATGCCCAGCTTTATAAAGCGTGGCTCAAAGGTGTGCATACAGAAGTAGTCGTCAAGCACAAAAGACGCGTGGCCCAGGGCACTGTTGCACCTGATCCCGACATCGTGGAAATAACGTAAGGAACCTTTATGAAACTCAAACTTACCTTCCATGAACGATTCGCGGTGAACGCACTCCTTCCCGTCAAAGGCAACTTCGCACAAGTCACCCGCCTTCGGGAAGTGCGAGATGCACTTACCCCTACCGATGCCGAGAAAGAGCAAGTAGGCTACGAGGAACTGAAGGACGAGAATGGTGATCTCACCGGCGCTGCAAAGTGGGACCGCGAGCATTTCAAGACGGAGCACGCAGTCGAGATCGGACAAAGCATGTTCGGCCAGATTGTCACCATACTCACAAAGCTGGACGACAAAGAAGAACTCAGTATTGGTCAAGCGACCTTGTATGAGAAGTTCATCGAGCCGGGGCCAGAGAAGACTGAAGCGAAAGCCACATAGATGCCCAAGCGCACGAAGGCTATCCTGAAAGAGTACCTGGCTTCCGGAGCCCTGCCGACTGGCGACCAGTTCAGCGAAATGCTCGATAGCCTGGAGGACAATCTTGACCCGGCGACGCTCAATATTGCTGCCGGAGTCGTTACGAGAACCCAGCGCCGACACAAGGTTGACACGGAGATTCAGGCGGCGACCGATGATCTGGATACGATCAACGGCGGGGTGGACGGGGAAGAGATCATATTGCGGGCGGTTTCCGGTGTTCGCACGGTAGTAGTCAAGACCGGGACGGGCAACATCAACATGGCGTCGGACTTCTCTTTGGACGACGCAACGAAGTCGATTCACTTGTGGTACAACGGCGATACCGACGAGTGGAATCGGGTGAACACTTAGAGGAGCAGTCTAATGGCAACGCGAGCACAGCGAGTTGACGTTCAACCGGCGGAACCACAGTCACAAGGGGGCAACCAGTTCGCTGACTTCATCAAAAGTCTACTCTTTGGCGTTGGAGGTTGGATGCTTGGAGGTCCTCCTGGAGCCCTTGGAGGTCTTGCCCTTTCGCGTGGCGGTGGACTCTTTGGCGGACAGCAAGGCCCTGATCCAATTCAGGGAGAGATAGAGCGGCTAATTGCCGAGATCGAGGGGACGCCCGTGACGGGAACCCGTAAGGCTGAGCCCTACATCTCCAGCGAGCTCGCCGAGGCCTCGTTTATGAGCCCGGAGGCGGCTGGCGGATGGATGGCTGAGTTACCCGAACAGATGCGGCCTGCTGTGATTGCGTCCCTTGAACAGAACGCCGCGATGAACAAGATCAATCAGGAGCGGTTTCAGGACTGGCAAAACCTTATGCGCGGGGCCTACGGAGAAGCGATGGGTGGCATTGGCCAGATGAGAGGCATGTACGCCTAACGAGGAGCTGATTATGGCGGAAGTTGACTGGACTTCGTTCGATCCGAATCAGTGGTGGCAGACACCGGGGCTCGAGTCGTCCTTTAGGCAGCCCTGGTCTGCTCGACCGGAGAACTGGGCGCTAGGTGTGCCGAGGGGCGGCCTTCCCAATGACCAACGGTTCTTGACTCTAACTTCTCCGGGGGCGGAAGGTCTTACTGGTCCGGAGTTCTACAGCCAATACTGGGAGCTAACACCAGAGGAGCGACGGTGGGGGGATAGGGCTATGGGGTTTGATACCCCTGGTGGAGGGATGGGGCCGTTCGAGCCGTTGGAGATCCCCGGCATACCCGAGGAGGATCTGGCCCGCTTCCAGCAGTGGATCGACGAGGTCAGCGGTTCGCTCGAAGCAAGACTGGAGCCTGGATACTCGATGTGGAGTCCCGAACTCACTGCGAGAATGGAGGAACGAGCCTCGCCGGAGTACACAGGCTTCAGCCCCGAACAGCGGGGGGCGTTCGAGGAGAACATCGGAGGTCAGCTTGCCGTGGCGAGGCGGGGGATCTCCGAGCAGATGGCTCAGAGGGGGATCAGGGGTTCCGGCTTGGAGGCCCAGCTCGGTATGACCGCTGCCGGCCAAGCGGCTCGGGGCATGGGAGACATCCGGGCGGCCCTTGCGTCGTCAGATGAAGCTACCCGCACCGCAGCCTTGCAGAGCCTCACGCAGATGCAGGCTGGGGACGAAGCCAGTCGCCAGTGGGCAACGCAGCAGCTCGAGGCTGTACGACAGTTCGGACTGACCGGACTCCAAGGGCAGACGACCGAAGGAATGAACATGCTGCTCAACTTCGCCCAGATGACAGGGTATCCGGTGATGATGGGGGCGGAACAGCAGCTCATCGACCCCCTCGGATTGGCAGAGATGGGGATGTCACGTGAAGACTACCTGCGAGCACTGTTGAT